CGCGATCAAACCCCTGCCCCGCACCGTCACCCGTGAGCAGGACGACCGGGCCCCCGGCCAGGCCCTCGACCCGACCCGCTTTGATGAGCGATGGATTGAGCGCAAGCGGGCCAATACCCCCCGCCGTGACTGGGAGGCGATCTACCAGCAGGCCCCCACCGAAAGCGCCGGGACGATCTTCAGCCGGGACACCCTGCGCTTCTACGTGCTGCCCGGTCAGAAAGCGGAAGAGGGTGATGTACTGCTGCCCGAGTACGGCATTCGCCGCTTGGCCTCGGTGGACGCCACCTTCAAGGATTCGGCAGGGTCCGACATGGTGGGCATCGGCCTCTGGCTGCAGACGCAAGAGGGCATGTTCCGGGTTGATCAGGTGAACCGCCGCATGGGCTTCACCGACACACTCGACATGCTGCGCCGCATGCAACCGGTCTGGGGATTCAACGAGCTACTGATTGAGGACAAAGCCAACGGCCCCGCGATCATCGACACCCTGAAGCGTGAAGCAGCCTATGCGGTGCGAGCGGTGAACCCCCTCGGCGGCAAGGTGGCCCGTGCTGAGGCTGCTGCGGTGATGTTCCGGCAAGGTCGCGTGTTCCTGCCGCGTCATTCCCCCTGGCTGAGCGAGTACGTGGGGCAACTGCTCGCCTTTCCTTCCGGAACCTTTGATGACCTCGTGGATGAAACCACGCAGGCCCTGAACCACGTGGCTGGCACCGGCCCGATGCGGGTCACCACCGCCACGTATGGCCACGGGATCCCGCAGCAGCAGCCGGAGCCCTCACCACCCCGGCGGCGGTCAACTATCCCCGGCTTCCGATGACCAACCTGCCCCAAACTCCTGAAAACGCCATGATCACCCCAACGATCCGAGTAGCAAAAGGGCCGTGGAGCCCGCACATGCAGGTTCTGATCTCACATAACCAGCCTCGCAACGGTGGGATCTTTGTGGCCGAACCGCTTACCTTCAGGCCACTTGAGTCATTTGAGATCCCCGAGCCACAGCTTGATCTCAACGACTCAGAAGCTCAATCACTAATGGATCAGCTATGGCAATGCGGCATTAGGCCAACCGAAGGCACAGGGTCTGCTGGAGCCATGGCGGCAACCCAGTCCCACCTAGCAGACCTTCGCCGGCTGGTGTTTGACGACACACGATTCAAGCCGCCTGCACAGCCATGACCACCCACCAACCCACCAAACCCATGGACACCACCCCCCGCGATCCGCACCTACCGCCGCCTGCGGTCTGCGATTGGCTGCTGGAGCAGGACTGGTCGGAGATGATCCCGATGGCCGGCATTCAATATTATGGATCCACCCCGCACGGAATGAGCCAAAGCAGGCTCTACAAATACCAGCAGTGCGACCCTGCGATTAGTGCTGAAGGAGGTGGGAACATCCTGTTGTCCGTTGAAGCGCTGGACGTTCTCCGCAAAGATCAGGACGACCGCCGGTTATGACCACCACCTCCCCGCCACAACCTACCGACGACCTCAAGGAAGCCCCCAAGCGCAGGCGACGGGAGCGCAAGGGTGCGCCGCTGGAGCAGCCGGTCAAGCCTGGCTCACCGCCGCGCACGGAGCTATCTGAGCGGCTGATTGTCGAGAACCAGGGGCTAGCTGAGGCAGCCGCTGCGAAGTGGTCCCGCCGTTGCTCTCGCCCCTATGAAGACTTCATCGGCCCCGCCCTGGAGGGCCTGATCAATGGCTGCCGCCGGTACGACCCCAAGCGGATCAACCCCGGCACAGGGCGCCCCTATGCGCTATCAACATGCGTGTGCATGTTCATTGATGGGGCGATCAAGCACCACATCAGGGACCACGGGTATGACGTGAAGATGCCCAGCAAGTGGCGCGAGCACTATCCCAAGGTGCGCCGCCTCCTAGCCGAGGGGCAGACGCTCGCCCAAGTTGTCGAAGCTTTGCCGGTGTTCTCCGAGGATGAGATCACGGAAATGCTCGGCGGCATGGTCGGCACAATCGAACTAGAGGACGAGCTGACCCTGTTCAGCCAGCACCAGCCGCAGGCAGCAGAGGCAGCCATCGCCCCTGCCCTCTATGCCCTAAGCGAGGCATCGTTTGCCAACCTGCGCCCCGCCGATCGTGGTCTCCTGGAGCGGTGGGCAGCAGAGCCGTTCAAACGGCCCTATCCATCGGGGCCGATGATTCAGTTCCACAACCGCCTCAAGGCCCAGCTACGTGGCCGCACCCTGGAGCAGTTCCGCCAGGGGCTCCTAGGCCTTGAGGTGCCCACCATTGCCCCCGTGCCCCGTGAGCGGCGCCCCCGTCAGCCCAGGCCCGCACCAGTCGAGGTAGTGCAGCCGTCCCTGTTCCCCCGCCGCAAGCCCCATCCGAAGGCCGTGAAGCTCTGAGGCGGAAAGCTCAGATAACAGGCCGAGAGTACGGGCAGCGGTGAAGTCTGAGCATCCTGGAACCGACCCGACACTGCCGAGCTTTCAGCATCCGACCCTGCGTGAATACGCCAGTGATCTACAGCGTGCCTATGACGCCTGGTATTGCCTGAAGGGTGAGGAGACGAAGAAGAAATACCTGCCGAAAGAGCCAGCAGAACCTGATGGTGCTTACATCGGCCGCCTAGGTCGTGCGGTGTTCAGCGACTTCTTCAAGGCTGGCATCGAAGCCTTCGCGGGGGTGCTGAGCCGCAGTGATCTGCGAGACCCCCCGGCAAGCTTTGAGAAGGCCCAGGACAATGTGGACCTGGAAGGCAACAGTCTTCAGGCGTTCTGGATGACCGTGGATGCCCTTTGCCTGCGGGATGGCGGGGTGCCGATCCTTGTTGAGATGCCCGATGGCCAACCGACCGATGGAGCCAGCGAGGCAGCCCTGAAGCGGCGCCCGTATCTGGTCAACCGCACCCGTTCAACGTGCCTGAACTGGCGAACGGAGATTGTGGATTCGGTGGAGGTTGTGACCCGATGCACCTTCCTGGAATGGGCCGAGGTGGATGATCCCGATGGGGGCTTTGGGGTGAAGTATGAGGAGCGCTACCGGGTGATCGAGCCAGGGAAGTGGACGCTGTACAAATTGGCCAAGCGAGCCGATGGCAGCCTGAGCCTGGAGGAGGTGAGCACAGGTCAATACCTGGATTCCAAGCAAAAACCACTGACGATCTGCCCGGTAGTTTGGTATCCCGCCGAGAAGGCAGGGTTCGGCAAGGGCGGGCTACCGCTGCGGCAGGTGGTGGAGCACTGCATCGAGCACTACCAGATGCGCTCCGACCTGAAGGAGAAGACCCATAAATGCGCCATGCCGGTTCCGGTGCGTAAGGGTGCCCCGCCGTCGATGCCTGGCCAGGCTGCTACGCCGCTGGTGATCGGTCCCAACACCGCCATCGACGTGGATAAGGATGGCGACTTCAAGTTCGCCGAGCCCGATGGAAGTTCCCTGGCTGAGCAGCGGGCCCAAATCAAGGAAGTGGAGGAACTGATCAATCAGCAGCTGCTGGGGTTCCTCAGCGGCGATAGCAAGCAGACCAAGACCGCCACGCAGGCCCAGCTAGAGGGCGGGCGGGTGCAGGTGAGCATCAAGGCGATGGGCGAGCGCAAGAAGTCCGTGATGCAGTCCATCCTGGCGATCTGGTGCCTCTACACCGGGGAGGAGCTGGCGGTAGGCGCTGGCCTCACGATGGATGAAAATGCGTTCGCTGAGCCGCTGAATGCACAGGGTGCCGAAGCGTTACAGCGTCTGGCCGGTGGTGTTGAGCTGATCTCGCAGGAGAGCGCGGTGGAAGCCCTGCAAACGGGCGGCTTCAACCGGGCGACCACCAGCGTTGAGGACGAGATGGACCGGATCCGTCGTGAGCGGCCGACGCTCGGGGCTCCCACGCCAAGCCGGAACGACACGACCACACCGCTGGATGTGACCACGCCGATGGATGAATCGCAGCCGACAGCGGAAAGCTAAGCCGTAACAACAGGGGCCCCATGAACGCGGATGAGCTTTACGAAGCGATCAGTACCGCCATATCCGAATCCCTGTGTAGCGTGTTCGAGGTAGTCGGAATTCTGGAGACGGCCAAGCAGGATGTGCTGATGGCTGCCTTGGAAGGTGGTGAGGAAGGGGAGGAGGGTTACGAGGTGGTGGGCGAGTGAAATCCCCGGTTGTAACCACCTAACCCATGGCTCAGGGCGACCAAATCCTCCGCAGCGTGGACTCCTACGCCGCCATCCTCGATGAGCTGGAGGGGCGCATGGTGGCCAACACCACCGCCATGCTCCGCACCGCCCTGGATCGGGTGCTGGGTGACCTGAAGCGCCATTACGCCGCCTA